ATGCTTAACTGGGCAAAGGGTGAAGGAATCATGGTTGGCCCAGGACGTGGATCTGCAGCTGGTTCATTGCTATGTTATACGCTTGGCATTACAGACATTGATCCAATCAAGCATGGCTTACTGTTCTTCCGTTTTATTAACCCAGACCGCAATGACTTTCCTGATATTGACTCAGATATTCAAGACACACGTCGTGATGAGGTAAAAGATTATTTAGTTCGTCAGTACCGTCACGTTGCATCTATCGCTACATTCTTACAGTTTAAAGATAAGGGTGTCGTACGAGATGTTGCAAGATGTTTAAACATTCCTTTACCAGATGTAAACAAAGTTCTTAAGGTTGTTGATACGTGGGATGATTTCTGTAGCTCACGTAATACTTTGTGGTTTAGAGAAAAGTATCCAGAGGTGGAGATCTATGGAGATCAACTTCGTGGAAGAATTCGTGGTACTGGAATTCACGCAGCAGGTGTAGTAACAAGTAAAGATCCAATCTTTAGATATGCACCAATGGAAACACGTTCAGTAACTGGACAAGATGAAAGAATTCCAGTGGTAGCAGTTGACATGGGTGAAGCAGAAAACATTGGTTTGATTAAGATTGATGCTCTTGGTCTAAAGACTTTGAGCGTACTAAAAGATTGTATTGATATTATTAAGGACAGAGAAGGAACCAAAATTGACCTTTTAAAAATTGATATGGATGATGCTAATGTTTATACTATGCTATCTGACGGGTATACAAAAGGTGTATTCCAGTGTGAAGCAGCACCATACACAAACCTTTTAGTTAAGATGCGTGTAAAGAATCTATCAGAACTTGCTGCATCAAATGCTCTAGTTCGTCCTGGTGCTATGAACACTATTGGTAAATCTTATATTGCTCGTAAGCATGGACGTGAGAACATTGATTATAAGCATACCGTCATGAAGTCATTTACAGAAGAAACCTATGGATGTATTTTATATCAGGAACAAGTTATGTTGGCTTGTGTTGAGCTTGGTGGAATGTCTATGGTTGATGCTGATAAGGTTCGTAAGATTATTGGTAAGAAGAAAGACGCTAAAGAGTTTGACGTGTTTAAGGATCAGTTTGTAAAAGGTGCTTCCCAGTACCTGTCACCTAATGATGCTCTAGACTTATGGCATGACTTTGAGGCCCACGCAGGGTACTCATTTAACAAGTCACACGCAGTAGCATACTCAACACTATCATACTGGACAGCATGGTTAAAGTACCACTATCCACTAGAGTTTATGTTTGCATTGCTTAAGAATGAAAAGGATAAAGATGGTAGAACTGAGTACCTTATTGAAGCAAAGAGAATGGGCATTAGCATTAAGCTACCTCACATTAACGATTCGGATATTGATTTTAAAATTGAGGGTAAGGGCATTAGGTTTGGACTCACAGCTATCAAGTTCATATCTGACAAAATTGCAGAAAGATATATTGCAGCACGACCTTTTGGTTCATACAAAGACCTTGAAGAGTTTACCTTTACAAAAGGAAACGGAGTAAATAGTCGTGCTTTGCAGGCAATGAGATGTATTGGGGCATTAACATTTCCAGATAATCCAGCAAACCCAAAGGAAGTTAAAGAGAATTTATACGAATATCTAAACCTTCCTGAGTTTAACATGTCTGTACCACAACACTATTACGCATATATTAATGATGTTGAAGAGTACGAAGAGACTGGATCATTTGTTCTTATGGGAATGGTTAAGTCAATCAAGCGATCTAAAGGCTGGTCAAGAGTAGAGTTTCTTGATAAAACTGGAAGCATTGGCATCTTTGATGAAGAAAGCACAACCATTGAAGCTGGTAAAACATATTTAATACTTGCATCAGATAATAGAATTGTATCTGCAATTCCTGCAGATGAGATTAAAGATTCAAAAGACTCTTTAATTAAGTTCTTAAACTACAAGATGCTTCCATATAAAGAAGGAGAGCACTTTGTGGTATCCTTTAAACCAAGAGTAACAAAAGCTGGTAAAAAGATGGCTTCATTGGTTGTAGCAGATGCTGGAAGAGAGATGCACTCAGTTGTAGTCTTTCCAATGCAGTTTGCTAAGGCATATATGAAGATTGAAGAAGGCAATGTATATAAGTTTGAATTTGGAAAAACAAAGGATGGAACTGTTACAATGAATGAGGTAGAAAGTGTTTGATGATTTAGCACAAAAGATACACGCAAACGCAATAGAAAAAGGATTTTGGGATCGCCCAGCAGATGAAATATTTGTAACAAAACAAATGATGATGATTGTATCTGAAGTTGTTGAGGCTATGGAAGCGTTAAGAAAAGAGATGGACCCAGATCAATTATCAGACGAGTTTGCAGATATTATAATTCGTACCCTAGACCTTTACGCAGGCATGATAAAAGCAGGGTATGTAACTAAATCATTAGACTCTGCAGTTAAACAAAAGATTGAAAAGAACCAAGATAGACCAAAGAAGCATGGGGTAAGATTCTAATGATTACAGTAGAAGAAGTATTGGCTCAACTTAGTCCAAAGCTAAGAAAGACTGTGATGGCTGGAGACACTATTCCAGCAACTCAGTATGCAGCTACCCCTAGTTTTGGTTTAAACCGTGCACTCAACGGTGGACTACCTTATGGTCGTCAGGTATTGGTATGGGGCTCTAAGTCCTCTGCAAAGTCCTCTCTATGCCTTCAGATGATAGGTCTAGCACAGAAAGAAGGAAAGATCTGTGCATGGATTGATGCAGAAATGTCATATGACAAGAAGTGGGCAGAAGGTCTTGGTGTTGACTCATCAAAGCTTATTGTTTCACAGTGTCGCACAATTAATGAGATGGTTGATGTTGGAACTAACTTAATGCACGCTGGAGTTGATATAATAGTTATTGACTCCATTACGTCATTGCTACCAGCAATTTATTTTGAAAAGGACTCAGATGAACTTAAACAACTTGAAAATACCAAGCAGATTGGCGCAGAGTCTAGAGACTTTAGTAACGCTTGGAAAATGCTTAACTATGCTAATAATAAGGTTAAGCCTACGATGCTTGTTCTTATTAGTCAATCTCGCAATAATATTAGCGCTATGTATACTAGCCAGCAGCCTACTGGTGGTCAAGCTACTAAGTTCTATTCTTCTACTGTTATTAAATTATTTTCATCGGAATCAGACAATCAAGCAATTAAGGGAAAGATTCATGTTGGAGATAAACTTATTGAAGAAAAGATTGGTCGTAAGATTCGTTGGGAACTACAATTTTCTAAGACTTCTCCTGGCTTTCAGTCTGGCGAGTATGACTTTTATTTCAGGGGAGATAATGTTGGTATTGATAGCATTGGTGATCTTGTTGATACGGCTGAAATGATGGGTATAGTAGAGCGCACAGGTGCATGGTATGTTCTTCCAGATGGTACAAAGGTTCAAGGTCGTGATGGTTTTGTAAATAGAGTAAGAGAAGACCTAGATCTACAAGAGACAATTAAGAATAAGATACTTAATGTCTGAAAAGTTTAAGATTTTTTCAGGAAAGTTTCCATGCAAGAAATGTAATGAAGAGGTTACATCTTTAAGACTTTGGATAGAGACCGCAGAACTAACATGGATGTGCAGTGAAAAGCATTTATCAAAAGTTCCAATTATTATGACAAGGAAAGACTTTGAGCGAAAGAGCGGAAAGTAAAAGAATAGGTGCTAAGCAGCACAAGAATTCAGGACGTAATACCCATAAGGGAGATGCTACCTGGAAAAACTTTACTGTAGATTTTAAAGAGTGCTCAAAATCTTTTACCCTTAATAAAGATGTGTGGGCTAAAGCCGTAACAGATGCTATTAGAAATGGTAACGACCCTGCAATACTTGTAGTTCTTGGAGACGGCAACTCAAAGGTAAGATTAATGATAACTGAATTTGAAATAATGGAACAATTAATAGGAGAAGAAAATGAGTGAACAACAACAAACAACAATAGAAATGGTAGATGGATTATCTGAAATAGCAGACTATATGAAGGATGAAGAGCTAACGGCAGCGCTAACCTTCATTGCTAAGATCATTATTAAGCCAGATATTCCACTTAATGTGGCAACAGTAGAGATAGTCAGGCTTCAAGCAATAGCAGCAAAAATGGCTTTCAAGGCAACTTGGATGGCTAATGTTGACAAAAATGACAGGGCAAAAAAGAACATTTATTACACGGCAGCAGAATCAATCAACAACTTGGTATCAGCACTCAAATACATTATGCGCTAACCTGGTATACTTATATAAACAAAGGAATATAATGACAAAAAATTTACTACAGCAAATAATGATTAAAGAGGTTGAGTCACCAGCAGCTATTGATGCTAGAGAGCTTGTAAAGGCTATTGAAGCAGGATATCTTGTAGGGCGTGAGCCTAAGCATACACAGAAGAAGACTTTTGGTCCTTCTACTATTGCATATGGTCACGGAGAATGTCCACGATATTGGTACCTTGCATTTGAGGGAGCAATTTTTGAAGATAATTCTGACCCTTATGCAGTTGCAAATATGAGCAATGGAACACTTGCACATGGACGAATTGAAGAAGCTTTTAAAAACTCTGGACTTTCAATTGACTCAGAGTTTAAGATTTTTAATGACGATCCTCCAATTTTTGGTTATGTAGATAACTTTATTAATTGGAAGGGCGAAGAGGTAGTTGTTGAAGTTAAGACTACTAATAATGAAGTCTTTGAATATCGTAAGCGTACAGGTAAGCCTAAGATGGGTCACGTTGTACAGATACTTATTTATATGAAGATTCTAAAGAAAGCCAAGGGAGTTCTTATTTATGAGAATAAAAACAACCATGAGCTTCTTGTAATTCCAGTAGAAGTAAATGATCATTACCGTAAATGGATTGATGAAGCTTTTGAATGGATGAGAGTTGTTCGTAAGTCTTGGGAAGTTAAAGAGATGCCTACCAAGAACTACAGATCAAACTCTAAGGTTTGCAAAAACTGTCCAATTAAAAAAGCATGTGATGAAGCAGGAGCAGGTGTTGTTAAGATAGCATCCCTTAAGGAACTGAGTGAAACTTTGTAGCAGATGTGATAATAGGTTTAGCCCCAAGGTCAGTTATCAAATTTACTGCAGCCTTGAGTGTAGAGACATCGCTACAAAAGAAAAGATTCAGGAAAGATATCAGATAACTCGTAGACAAAAGAGGAAGGGGAAGGACCGTAGATGCTTAGGCGGATGCGATACTTCTCTTTCCATCTACAATGACTCTGGTTTTTGTGCAAACTGTAATGTTAGTAAAAAAGCTGTAGATAAAATGTTAAAAGAGATAAAAGGATACATTGAGTATGAACAAGAGTAAGTGGGGTGTTCCAATCATGCCTGATTCTATATGTGCTATTGACGCTAGCACTAATAGTCTTGCCTTTGCAGTATTTAATACAAAGAAAAAAGATATAACTACAATTGGAAAAATAAGCTTTGAAGGCAAAGATACTTATGAAAAGGTTATGGATGCTGGTAAAAAAGTAAAAGCTTTTTTTGATATTTATGGTGGGTTTGAAGCAATAATTATTGAGCATACCGTTTTTATGAACTCTCCAAAAACTGCTGCAGACCTAGCATTGGTTCAAGGAGCAATTCTTGGATCAGCAGGACAGTCTGGCACAGAGATTATAGGCAAGGTATCTCCTATTACTTGGCAGAATTTTGCAGGGAATAAGAAGATATCTAAAGAAGAACAATTAGTAATACGTGCACAACACCCAGGTAAGTCAGTATCTTGGTATAAATCTTATGAGAGAAACCTAAGAAAAGAACGTACTATTAGATTTATTAATACTATTTATGATAGAACTATTACAGATAATGATGTGGCAGATGCTTGTGGTATTGGTCACTGGGCATTATCAAATTGGACAAAAGCAATAGGAGTTGACAAATAACATCATGTCTGGTAAACTATATACAAGTGAAGTTTGGTTAAAGAAAAGATTTCTTATTGATAAGAAGTCTCCAGAAGAGATTGCAAAAGAGTGCGGGTCAAGCGTTGAGACTATCTACGTTTATCTTGCTAAATTTGGACTAAGAAAGAGTAGACGATGAATAAAGCACAAAAGATTATTATTGCACTATGTGTCACTGGTGCTGTTGGACTAACCTATGTTGCTACAGCATTAAGAGGTATTCCTGAAGCATTTGACTGGGAAGATGATGAAGACAATGATGAATTATTTTAAATCTTTGTTTGCTAAAGCTTTTTGCAAGCATAAAGACTCTTCAATATCTTCATGCCCATTTACTGGTAGAACATACACAAATTGTTTAAACTGTTTTAAAAGACTAGGTGATGAGGCAACCAAATGAGTGATAATCTAACTATTACAGTTGATCAGGTAAACCATCCAAGACATTACACAACAGACCCCTCTGGAGTAGAGTGCATAGACATTACTCGCCATAGGAATTTTAATATTGGTAATGCTTTTAAGTATCTTTGGAGAGCAGGACTAAAGGATGAATCTAAAACGATTCAAGATCTAGAAAAGGCAATCTTCTATATCAAAGATGAAATTAATAGACTAGAGGGCAAATATGTCAACTGAAGAAGAGCTAGTAAAACATCTTGATGTAATGAACGATGTTGTTGGAGAATACCTTAAGGGTAGCGATCCAACTACAATTTCCAAAGAGCTAGCAATTCCACGAACTCGTGTAGTTGCATACATTGATGAATGGAAAGAAAAAACATCTAACAATATAGCAATTCGTGCTCGTGCTAAAGACGCACTTGCTGGTGCTGATGCACACTATAGCAAACTTATTCTAAAGTCTTATGAAGTTATTGATGAAGCCTCTATGACTAATAACCTTAGTGCAAAAACTGGTGCAATTAAACTTGTTATGGACATTGAGTCCAAGCGTATTGATATGCTACAAAAAGCTGGTCTTCTTGAAAACAAAGAACTTGCAGAAGAAATGGTTGAAATTGAACGCCGTCAAGAAGTTCTTGTTGGAATACTTAGAGACATTGCCTCTGAGCATCCAGAAGTAAGGGATGTTATTATGCAACGCCTATCTGTTATTGCAAAAGAAGGAGAAGTGATTACAGTTGTCCATGATGTTCAATGATTTCTTTGAAGTTCTAAAAGAAAATCATTTTGTTGAGAAGCCTGTTGATGCAAAGACATTTGTTGAGTCTCCAGACTATCTTGGACAACCACCTTTGTCTGATATCCAGTACACAATTGTTGAGGCTATGAGCCAGATATATCGTAAAGAAGATGTGATTGATATCATGGGCGATGCTGGTGAAGAGTACTATAAAAAATATACAAAGAATGAACTTATTCTCCAACTTGGCAAGGGATCTGGAAAAGACTTCGTATCAACAGTAGCCTGTGCATATGTAGTATATAAGATGCTTTGTCTTAAAGATCCTGCAGTTTACTATGGAAAACCACCATCAGATGCTATTGATATCATTAACGTTGCAGTTAACGCACAACAAGCAAAGAACGTTTTCTTTAAAGGATTTAAAACAAAGATTGAAAAATCACCATGGTTTGCAGGAAAGTATAATCCAAAGGCAGACTCTATTGAGTTTGATAAATCAATTACTGTTTACTCTGGGCACTCAGAGCGTGAATCACATGAAGGTTTAAACTTGTTTATGGCTGTCCTTGATGAAATTTCTGGCTTTGCATCAGAGGTAGCAACAGGTAATGAGCAAGGTAAGACTGCTGATAACATCTATAAAGCTTTCCGTGGTACTGTAGATTCTCGTTTTCCAGATCTTGGAAAGGTTGTTCTTCTTTCATTCCCCCGCTATCAGGGTGACTTTATTTCTCAAAGGTATGATTCAGTAATTGCTGACAAAGAAGTAGTAGAAAAGACACATAAGTTTATTATTAATGAAGACTTACCACACGATAACCCAGACAATAACTTTGAGATATCATGGGAGGAAGACCATATACTCTCATATAAAATTCCTAAGATATTTGCACTCAAGCGTCCAACATGGGATGTTAATCCTACAAGAAAGATTGATGACTTTAAGATTGCATTCTTAACAGACTTGGGAGATGCAATGATGCGTTTCCTATGTACACCAACATACTCATCAGATGCTTTCTTTAAGCAAAAAGATAAACTTATTAACTGTATGACATTGACAAACCCTGTAGATAGTTTTAGAAGGTTTGCAGAAAACTTTACGCCAGACCCAGACAAGATTTATTATGTTCATGCTGACCTTGCACAAAAGCACGATAAGTGTGCAGTTGCTATTGCTCACGTAGACAAGTGGGTAAATATCCAGGTAATTAAAGATTATGAACAAGTAGCACCAATTGTAGTAGTAGATGCAGTAGCATGGTGGGAGCCAAGATCAGAAGGACCTGTTGATCTATCTCAAGTTAAACAATGGATTCAAAACCTTAGAAGACAAGGTTTTAATATTGGAATGGTTTCATTTGACCGTTGGCAATCATTTGATATTCAAAATGAATTAAAGCAAGTTGGTATAAGAACTGAAACTGTTTCTATTGCCAAAAAACACTACGAAGATTTAGCAATGATGATCTATGAAGAGCGTGTTGCTATGCCCATGATTCCCTTGCTTCTGGAGGAAATGTCAGAGCTAAAGATCATGAAGGGTAATCGTGTAGATCACCCTAGAAAGAAGTCTAAGGACTTAGCAGATGCTGTTTGTGGGGCAGTATTTGGAGCCATCTCTCATACTCCAAAGGAAATGAATGTTGAAATAGACATTCATACCTGGGGTTCTGCTGATAAAGTTGCAAGACAGCAGAGAGCTATGGTAGAATTGGAAGACAGGCAAATGCCTCAAGACGTCAAGAGCTTTCTTGACAATCTAAAACTAATATAACAAGGAGAACGAACGAATGAATTCATTCAAGAAAATCGCACTAGCCATGGTTGCAGCCATGACTTTGGGCACAATCGTAGCAACACCTGCAAGTGCTGCTGTAATGACAGTCGCTGTATCGCTTGACACTGTAGCAAATACTACAAACTCAGCAATCGCAACTCCTGCATCATTGCCAGTACCCGCAGATAACACAGTAGATGCTGCTGATGCACTAAAGTTTATTGCAACAGTTGATGTTGGAACAAGCGTAACAGTTGCAGCAACTAACGCAACAATCGTGTCTGCACTACACACAACTGCTGCACCAGTAGGAGCAACATCAGGATCTTCATCTTTGACAGTTGCAACTGGTACAGGAACAACAGCAACATTTTATGTCTACACAAAGACAACAGCAATTGGTACAGTTGTAATCACTAACGGTGGAACACAACTTACATACTACGTACAGGGAACTGCTGGTAAGATTAATACTCTTACAGTATCTGCTCCTGCTGCTGGTGCTGCTGGTACAAAGCAAGACATCTCAGTAACTGCAACAGATACATTTGGTAACAAGGTATCTGCTAAGTCAATCACTGCAACAGTGT